GTATGTCTGGGAGAGATAAGAGGTAAGTTTGAAACAGAAGACCAGATGAGAAAACTACCTGCAAATCTAAAACTTCATGGTCTTGCCAAAGGTAAATTTATTCAAGATAGAAAGTTCTATAGCATTGATACAAGTGGTTGGATTTCTGCTGCTATGAGTAAAAAGACAGAGGTGTGGAATGCTAATACCACCTACTCCATGTATTTTGGTCAAAAGGGCAGGGGTATGACACCAATGTTAAGGCATTCATGTGACGTTCACAAGGAAAATATGGAGAAATTAGATATAGATATTAACAAAGTGATAGATGCAGAGTACTATTCATTACTTAAAATACCCTTAGCACTACTATTTATGCCTATGTGTAAGGCTTTAAATATGTATGAGGAAAACTTTAATATTTGATTTAATAATTGGCAGTATGACTAAAGATGATTTATTCAAGATTACACCTATAGAAGGTAATATTACTATAGATAAGAGAAAGACTATATCACCATTCAACTCTGTCAAACACCTAAAAACAGCAAATATACCAGCATTATGTGACCAATGTGTATATAGGTCTATTGATGATGGTGGAAATGGTAAGTGCCCAAAGTATGAAAAAGGTGCAGTGTGTGCTATCAGGGAGGACTTTGTTAAATTCATCAATGATTTAGATACAAGAAATCCAGAAGACTTAAAGGCTATGATAGATATGCTAGCAAAACTATCATTTGAGAATGTTTTAATGGCTCTGACACAGGCTAAGATGGATGGAAATATACCTGACAGAAATACAAAATCAGAAATCAACACACTACTAAGTATTGTAAAGTCTATCAATGACCTCAACAGTAAGATAGTTGTGACAGAAAGAACAGAGTTTGACAAGACAGGAGATATATCAAATATATTCAGACAGATAAAAGCAAGGAAGAGTGGAGATTAAATGGACGATAGTTTATTCATATGGGTTCTCTGTGGATGTTATCTACTAGGTGGAATAACCATTGGTTGGTTTGGTGGAATTTGGTGGAGAAGTAGGAAGCCAAAGAAAACAGGAATGGGTAGATGGGATTATAGAAAAAGAAAAGATTATGGAGACCAGTTTTCATAATGCCTACTTTAGGTGATCCACCAGCAGCAGGACATGAGTATAGGGATGCGTGTAAATCATGTGGTTCTACTGAGGGAAGAACGTGGACATACGGAGATAATGATGGGCAGTCAAAAGGATTTTCAACTTGTAGATCATGTGGGGCTGTAACTAAATGACTCCAGCATATGATGATGTAAGACATTGCATACACTGTGGTAAGGAATTTTGCTGTGTAGAAGAAGTGATATTACATATTAAATATAAGCATATGGTAGTTGGAAGTGGATAATGCCTAAATCATTCTGTTGTTTTTTATGTGGTCATTGTCGTGATGATGATAAAGATGAGTGTGGGTGTAAGTGTCATGGCTAGACCAGATAGTCAAGTACTGGAAGAAAGGAAGAACTTTGTACAAACAATAGCTGACTGTGCTTCAAATCCAAGTTTGTTTAGTGAGGTGTTTCTTGATCATGAGTTGTTTGCTTATAATAAGAAGTATGTGGATTGTCAAGAAAGGTTTATTGTATACCGTTCTGGAAGGCAGGTAGGTAAGACCACATCTACTGCTGTAAAGGCTATACATTTTGCATTCTTCGCTCCTCTAATGTTAAAGACAGTAAACAAGGAATGTACTATCGTGATAGCAGCACCTACACAAAATCAGGCAACAATCATGTTTGATAGAATTAGAAGCCTAGTAATCAATAATGAGTTTCTTAAGGGATATATTGTAAGAAACACACAGTCAGAATTATGGGTTAAATTTCTAGATAATAATGGTATAAGTAAGATTATCACTAGGGCTACAGGTGAAACAGGAGTCTCTCTCAGAGGCTATTCGCCTCACGTAATCATAGCTGACGAGTGTTCTTTCATTAAGACTAATATATTAAAGGCATTTCTTCCATCTGGTATGGCTACTCATGCTAGGGTATGGCTGACATCAACACCATTCAGTAAGTCAGGGTATTTCTATGAAGCCTGTATTAATTCCAAACCAGCAAATCCTGAAGGTATGTACCTTGAGTTTCATGTAAAGTCTACAGAGAATCCACTAGTACAAGAAGATCCTTCATTCCTAGAAGAGATGAAGAAACTAACAAAAGATGAATATGTTCAAGAGATAGAGGGAGAATTCCTAGATATTGGTGATGCTCTTATTCCTAACGTATTGCTTACAGAAGCCATATCCGATGCAAAACCTAGTGGTAAGTCTAGATATTATCTGGGAGTTGATGTAGCAAGAACAGGAAGAGATGAGACAGTATATACTGTGATAGCAGTTGATGAAAATGATGTGTGTTATGTCATGCACACTGAAGCAGAAGCACAATCAAACATAGTTGATATTGCTGGTAGGGTAGGAGACATAGTAAGAGATTATCGTATTGAGACAGTATATGTAGACGAAACAGGCTTGGGTGGTGGTCTTGTAGACTTGGTAAAAGAACAGGGATTACCAATAAGAGGTGTGGTGTTTACCATGCAGGAGAAGGCAGTTATGTTCAAAACACTACGTTTATTGTTTGAAAATCATAGGATAAAAATCAAGGATATTAACAAGTTAATATACCAACTATCATATATTAGAAGAGAATATACAGAAACAGGTATAATGAAGATTAAATCAGATGAGCATGACGACTATCCAGACAGCCTAGCATTGGCTTGTAAGGCTGTAGCAGGTGGAGATGGTGCTTATGTCATTGAATTAGGTAAGAATTTAAAGAAAGCACTGTTCGGAGATTAAACTTATATATCATCTATTTATAGTATACGTATGCCGAAATCCGATGATAAGGGAGAACCTGTTAAGACAGTCACAATAGGTGGAAGGGAAGTAGAAGTACCAATTATATTTATATTACCAGAGGAATCTGGAGAAAAGGAAATAGAGAGATATGAGCATCCAAAGGTGCATATTAAAAAAGAAGACAAAGCTGCTGAAAGTAAGGAAGAACCACTAGAAGAACTAACAGATGGTAAACTAGAAGAGGTAGAAAAACCGTCAGATGAAGAAGAGACACCGTATTTAGATATGTTAAGTGATAAACCTAAGAGGAAAAAGAAACCAGTAAAGGTATCATATCGTTCTTTATTTGATAAAGGATATGGTAAGGCTCAGGCTTTAAGTAGATCAGTAGAAGAACAGAAAAAAAGAGGAGCAAAAACTGATGATGAATTGGCAGCAGAAAAAGAAAAGGAAATCCCTAAAGGGCAGCAAGGTTTTCTCAATTATAATTATTTACATAATCAATCTGATATAGAGGATAAGAAGGATTATCTTACAGATGAAGAGGGAGATGAAATAGAGAAATCATGGGAAAAATGGTTAAAACAGAAAGAGGCACGAAGTAGTTTCGATAAGCAGGAGGAAATAAGTGGGTCTCCTAAAGATTTAGATACACCACACACCGATTCAAAACGTATTGGTGGTGATACATATAGCTCTGTCGAAGAACTAGATAATGTACCTAATTCATTACCTCAATCACACGTAGGACAAAGTACAGCAGCAAGAGATGAATCCGAAGAAGGATTAACTTATGACCAAGCCAAGGAAAGAATTAAAGACCCTACAAAATTAAAATCATGGGAGAAATGGTTACAAAATAAGAGCCTAGGAGCATTAGGTTGGGGTAAATTAAACAGAGATGGTACGAAGAAGAAACTAAGAAAAAGACAACCAACATTAGATGACTATCCTGAAGATGATAATGGAGATAAAAAAGATGAAACTTAGACCATTTAAGAAAGATGGTGCTGGTTATGGTAATTTAGACATGGCAAATCAACATGAAAGTGATAAGGAGACTCCAATAAGACATGGGAGACAGGGTGAGGATGAAAAAGGCGAAACTTATATAGGATTGCCTGCTAGAAATGGTAAGAAGATGACCCTAAACAAGATACAGCATACCAAGGTAGGAGATGATATTCATTTCTATGTTAATGGTGTGGAGAACAGGGGAGTCGTTGTAAAAATGGGTGGAACATATGTATCAGTATTTAAAGAGGATGGTAATATTCATGATATTCCTATAAATGAGACGTTTTTCGTTAAAGATATACTAGTTAATAAGACTTGGGATGATATGACAGATGAAGAGAGAGTTGATATACTTCAAAAGGCTCGTGCATATAGTCCTAGATTTGTTCAGAAGAATTGGGATGACTTACCAAGAGAATTAAGAACGGTTATAAGCGAAAAGGCAACAGGTATGGAACAGAATCACGATAAAGATAATTTAGAAGTAGAAGATGCTAATCATGCACAGACAGGATATGCACAAAC